TGACATATATTCTTTAAACAATCTATCTCCAGCCGCCATAAGTCTTCCCGCTCTATCGTTTGGATTTCTTAAGTCTTGTTTTAGTGTGTCTTGTAATGCTGTTACAGCCTTATAAGCATACTGATTTTTTGCCTCACCTTTAGCTGGATCATATTTTTTAGATAAATCTCTTAACTTATCGTCTAACGATTTTATGTCGTCAAAAGATAATTTTGGCTGAACTTGCTGTACGCCTCTTCTTGTCATAGCAAAATCTGATCTAAATACTCTTAGTTCTCCCAAAAGATCTAAAAGCTCTTGTGGTGCTTCTTCAAATCTTCTTCTTGGATAAACTCTGCTTGCGGTTTTTGCAAGATTAGACATATCAAAATATTTACCTTTTGCTTTATTAAGTTGCTCTGCTTGTCTATAAACAGATTTATATGTATTTCTCCAATCATTAAAAGACTTTAAACCAAATTCTTGTATCATTTTTGATCTTTCTGTTTCTGTCATTGGTTTTAATTTAGCTGCTGGAGATATTCTTTTACTCAAAGCTTTATCAACTTGTTCGAATGTTGTAGCCAATTGTTTTTGTCCTGGCGTACCAGCTAAAGGCATACGACTGGTTAAGTTATAAACACCACGAACAAAAGGGGATGTGCTTGCTTGACCCAAAGAAAGATCAATACCTTCTTTAGCCAATACTTCTGCTTGTTTTGAAGCCTCATCGGTAATTCCAATTTGTTGTTCTAAAAAACCCCTTGTTCTTTCTGGGTCTGGAGATTTTTTAATAGCTTCTTTTTTGACTTTTTTAAATCTGTCAACAACTTTAGACACTACTGGTTTTAATGCTTTACCAGCAATGGGAACTGCTGTTGTAAGAGCCGCATCTACTGCGCCTACTGTAACTGCATCTTTAACTCTTTCTCTTGTGCTAGGGGCTGGCATATTTGGAGCTAATAAATCACCAAGAAAATCTGCTGCAAATGACATACTTCCCGCACCAGCGCCTGCTCCTGCGCCCGCCCCCAAAATTGCACCCGCAGGCCCGCCAACAGTAAAACCACCTACACCACCAGCTATTGCTCCTGCTGTGCCACCTAGAACTTCTAAAAAACCTTCTGCGATTTTAGGTAATCTACCTGGATAATCGTTTGCATCAATAATGCCAAGCTCTATGCCAATGTTTCTAGTTTTTGAATAATAATCTTTTGAATCAATCTTACCTTCTTGTAAAAGTTTATAACCATCAGATTTAATTTCATTAAAAATCTGTCGTTTATTTTCGATATCTTCTAATTCTTTGTAAGTTTTAGCCATTGTTATTTAAATATAAAGAACTATATTTTCCTTCAGAAACTATATCAACAGGCTCTAAGTTTTCTTTTGGCGCATCTTTTAGACCTTTAAGAGCAGAATCAAGTTTTTCTAATAAAACTTTGCTTTTAAAAAGTTCTTCTCTATATTTTTCTTTATCTGAATCAGAAGTTAAAGGTGATTTCATGCCACTTTCTAAATTTTTAATTCTTGATTTTGTTTGGGTAAAAACATTAGAGTATTGTTCAAAAGCATCTTTTTCTGAAGTGGCGCTTGATTCTGGTAGAACTTTTTTAATTTCTGTTAATAGTAAGTTGCTTGGTCTACCAGTATAATCATTTGCCAAGGTTGCTAAAATTTCTAAATTTAAATTATCTCTTGCTCTAACAGCCGCACCAGTCTCGCCAGCAATATCTTGACCCACTAAAAATCTTGTTGCTTTATTTATTTGTTCTTGTATTGCATCTCCTGGGCCAAAAGCTTCTGATAAATTAGAATAAACATCTTTGACTTTTGTTTCTTCAGAGAAAGTTTTTACATCTGATTCAACATTTTTAATAATTTGTTGGTCGGTTTGCCCTACCGCTCTTTCTTTTCTTATTTCTAAAATATCTTTCAAATCCAATCCAGCGCCATAAAGAGCAACCTCTTCTTGACTTAATCCAGATTTTTCCAATCCCTGCATTATTGCTGCTTGATTTTTTTCTTGTTGTAATTGTAATTGTCTTTGTTGTTGTGCTTCTTGCAAAGCTAATCCTTGTTGCAATGGATCTTGACCTCTAAAAGCACCGCCAAGGGCGTAAAGCATCATAGCAAGATTTTGACTTTTAACATCTTTAGCTTCATTTGCTTTATTAACGCCGCTTACCAATTGTTGTTGGTTTACTCTTGGCTGAAAGCTAGGCGCAATTGTTGTTGTTGGCTGTGAGCCAGGCAATTGTCTCATTAAATCTTGCATTGAAAATGCCATTATAAAACTCCTATCTTAAAAAGCCGCCAGGTAACAATCCTAGGCTTGCAAATTGTAATCCAGCTCCCAAAACATCTCCTAAACCAGTTTTGGTGGTAGTAGTTGTGGATATTGGAGCTTGACCTGGTAAACCACTTTGTAATAAACCAAGTTGTTGAGGGCCATAACCCAAAGCTCTTTGAAACTCTTGATAAGGTACTCCAAGTGCTTGTTGTTGTAATTGTTGTTGTTGTAAACCAATCTGACCAAGCTGTCCAAGTCTTGCTTGTTGCTCCGCGCCCACGCCCCCAAGCAATCCTGCTTGTTGTTGTCTTGCGCGTAGCTCTAATTCTGGGGCAAACATTGCCATTTGCTGTTGTCTTGCGATATCTGATTCGGCAGCTCTTTGAGCTTGCTCAAAACCAGCTTGTCTTAAACCAGCAGCAGTTCTAGCTTGTTGCTCGATGTAAGGTCTTTGTGATTCAGTTTCCAATAAAGCAGAACGAGAACCGCCAAATGCGCCAGCGCCAATTGCGCGTGATTGCGCTTGACCTCTAGCTATATCAGCTTGTCTTTGTATATCAGCCATAGATTGTTCGATGACTTGTTGAGTGTAAGGGGATTGATACGCACCTATGTCAGCTCCTAGTAATGAGCCAACTTGACCTACTTGTGGAGCTTCCTGTTGTGCTAATTCTTGTATGCCAGTTAAAGGGTCATACTCCATACCAGTTTCAAATAAACCACGAGTGGCTTGAAATTGTCTAAGTTGATCTGGATTAAATCCAGCAACTCTAGGGCCTGTATATGGTACGAATGGTTGACCAGAAATTCCTTTAGCAGCTTGGAAAACTTCCTGCTGCTGTCTTTGCATATATTCTGGTATTTCTGCTGTCTGTGTTGTTTTGCCTTTACTCATAATTCTTTGCTAATTAAATTTTCTGATTTAAAGCCTAAATGGCTTATTTTTTTTAACCATCCTTTTCTGCCACCGCCATATAATCTTTTACAACCAGCGGCTTTTGCAAATGCCTCTAAGGATGGCAACATATCCTCTAACTCCTTGTAATCACCACCACAAAATAGCAAGTTCATTGCTGTATTTTGGGGGAATACTACAAATTCAGTTATCATAGCCGACTTCTTAGCTGGCCATAAATGGAATATTCCATGTCTTATTTTATCCTCTATATCGTCTATTGTATAGGAATCTTGATGTTTGATAGCTTTTGCTATATATGGCTTACAGCGTTCCCATTGAATTTCCCATTCTTCAGGTTGTTTTTTAATGGGTGTGACTTTATTAGTCGCCTTTTCCATATTCAATAATACTTAAAACCAAGTGAATGTTTGCATGACTAACTTGTGCTTTTATGATTTCACCTTGTTGGATAATGATTCCTGCGTTGGTTACTAACTCTTCAGTAGCGTGTGCCGCTATGTTATGTTGCTTATAAATAAAAAACTCATTAGAGCTAGTATCTGTTATAGATACATCTAAATTGGTTTGTTGATTACCATGGTCACAAGCTAAAAAACTTTTAACTATCGCAAAATCAAAATCGCCACCGCTAGGTGCTGTATAGATAGTTTGCTGTGTGGTAGCTGTAAAAGAATATTTAACATTGGTTGCTCTTTGAATGTACTGTCTTTGTGCGGATAGATCCATTATCTTCTACCTCTATTGCGTACATCTAATCTAATTTTTCCTACTTGGAAATCTTGTGTGGTACTGCCTGTGACTGTCAATGAAACTTGTCTTGCAGTAAACCTTGCATCTGTGTAGCCATCAGTTTCAAAAGTAAATGATCCAAAGTCCGTTTCAGGGCCTAGTGGAGTGAATCTACCTTTGAAACTAAGGGTAACACCTGGAAGTGTATTAGCTTCTTCGTCTGGAAGTATTTGATTGCATTGCACATAATTATCACCATTGCCTATTTCGATAGGCCCAGAGGTGGCATATGGTACAGCATCGCCTAAATTCGGTGAGTTACCTAATAGTGTTGATTCGTGTTGATAAATAAATCCAGCGTTATCTGCTGATGTTGGGAAATCAAAGACACCTTGGTCAACCCAACAACCTCTGTCTAGTTCACCAATAGACCAAACATTTTCGCCATAGTTCCATATAACGTATTTGTTAGGGGCGTATTGATTATCACCGCTAGGAAAACCCCACCATAATTCATTAAAGTTAGAGTTATGACCGCCCCAACAAGCCTGTCTACCTGGTACATTAAGTTGATCGTAAACATAATCATGCACTTCACATGGTATTTCTCTAACAGTACCATCGTACACAAAGAAAGAGTTTTCACCCATCCACGTTAAGAAGTTACCAGTTGTAACAATGGATCTTCTGCTGACTGTTTTACAGTTAGTACCTGCATCTGCAATACCATAAACAAATGGTGATCCAGCATAAAACATTCTGCTTATACCAGTATCACTAAAAATGATAATGTCATTGCCATGTGAGGCTGCCATGATTGCTCTACCACCTGTAGGTATTTGCAAATCACCTGCGGTGTTTGTAGCTTTAGATGTCCAGTTAGTGTTGTCTTCTCTGTCTGACCATGAGATTTTTCTTGGATCTCCACCTGAACCAATAGCCACCAAATGTCTTTCATTGGTTACTATGATTGCTTGACATCCTGTAGGTGCGTTGGTTACGACTGTGCCTATGGTATCGGCTGTACCGCTTGAGTTTGGTCTCCATTTATAGATTTTGCCATCAACGGAAAAACAAAAGATTAAGTGTTCTCCCCAGTTGTCAAAAGAAAAATGACCTGATTTTAAAGGCAATCCTGATTGTGAACGAGCATCACCATAATCTTCAACATTGTAATGGTATGCACCATAACCTAGTGGATCAGCACTTGCATCATTAACAAAACCTGATGGCGTAATATCAGTCCAGGTGTTTTTGTATAAAACATAAACCTTTTCTCTTGTACCAACCGCTAATATAGGTTGACCAAGATTATCGTTATAGGCGTACATCCCAATGGGTGCACCTGTTAATGCTGTGCTTCTAAGTTTTGTCCAACCACCAATAGGTTTTAAATATCCGTTTTCAAAACGAACTAAATTTCCATCAACCCAACGGCCTTTGTTAGCATAATCAGTTCCATTTTTGACTATACCCGC